AAGAGGAAACCGCCGCCGCCGCCGCCGCCAGAGCTTGAAGCGTCTCCCGTTGGATAGTTGCCGCCGTTGTTGCCTTGCGTTGGAGAAGCCGTAGCCGTTCCGCCAGATGTGCTTGTTCCACCACCTGCACCACCACCGGAACCACCAGCGCCACCTGCGCTACTTTGTCCTGAACCGCCTTTGCCGCCGCCGGTTGCCGTAATGCTTGCAAAAACGCTGTTTCCGCCTTGTGTTGCGCTATCTGTTGAAGTCGCCGCACCTGATCCGGGAGCCCCGATTGTGATTGTGTTTGCCACCCCTGCCGTTACCGCAAACGATGTAGAAGTTAAATAGCCACCGGCTCCACCACCACCGCCAGAGTCGCTACTTGTTCCAGAACCACCACCGCCACCACCACCGGCGATAACTAGATAATCGACCGTTGGAGTGCTTCTAGCTCGTCCAGAGGACATAATTCCAAGAATCGGGCTCACGCTATGTCGCCTACCACTAGCCAAGAGTTAGCTGCGAGTTTTATCGCTGTCGCGGCTGAGTTAGCGGCGCGCAATTTTGGAGTCGCGCTAGTTGCACCGGTTGAGATGACGGTTGTTGTTCCCGGTGTTACAGCTTGAATCGTAGGTTGACCGGCTCCGGTAATCCAGAAAAAATTTACTTCGGTTCCAATAGCAAAATTGAAAGTCGCGTCGGTTGGAATTTTGAAGGCTTTTGACACAGCGTTGTTCATTGAAAAAATGTTGTATTCGTCCCCGGACGCAATTGTGTAATCATCGGTCTTAGCTGAGTACGCCGTAATAATTCCGGTGTCATTGGCAATCCAAGAAAAAGCCATATCGGTATTTGAAGTTTTTGAAAGAATCTGTCCGGTAGTGCCACCTTCAAGATATTGCATTGATGAATCGATAGCCGAACCCAGAGAGCGAATCGCGGCGGCTCCATCTTTGACGAGATCGGTGTTGTCCGGTGTTGTCCAACCGAAATATGTAGTCGTTGCCATTTTCCTTCTTTCTTATGCGACGATGAACGCTTCGTCCCATGTCATTGTAGCGGATAGGGTGTTCCAAGTTTCGGACGCCGACACATCAATCCACTTCATCGCAACGATGGAAAATGGAAGTGGCGAGACATTGACCGAAATTGTGAGAGTGTTGAAGCTGGCTGAGAATGTCCAGCCTTCGACGAATCCTTGAAATTGACCGTCGTTCATATTTGGCGGCAGATCGTCAAGCTGTATCGGAAGCCCCATGAAAATGGAAATCAACGCGTCACGATCCGCGTCAGAGATTTCCGGATTGACTAGCTGATAAGTGATCCGATCCAATTTTGACTGAGGATAGGCGCGGAGTTCAATATATCGATCGGCTTGATCCTGTGCGTCTGTTGCACCTCGAACGGTCGTGTTGACGATCGCTTTGAGTGTTCCGTAAGTTGCGATCGAAGCCGCGTCGAGAGCTGTGACCTCTGATCCGTAATTGTTGCCATAAGTAAGAACGACATCGTTTTTGATATCTCCGGCGCGTGTAGCCAATTTGATTCCAACGGCTTGCGCTTCTTTAGCTGAGAGAAGTGTGTACCCGTTAGCGGCGAGATAGGTTGTTCGGTGATCCGAGTCAGCGTAAGAGATTCGACCTGCGCTGTCCTCGTATAGATAACCAAGTCCAGAGCTGGCAAGTCCAGAGACCAGCGAATAGACATCGGTAAGCGATGAGCTTCTTTGGAACAGTTCAAAATTGCCGGGACGATCGATTTCGCCAAGCCCAAGATTTAGAGCTTGATTCCAAGTCTCCGTTGGATTGTAACTGTTCCAAGTTTCAGCCGCTGGAACATCGTTCCAATTTCCCAAGAGTAGAGCTGAAAGGATTGTGTAAATCTGATCGCCGTCAAAATCGTGAGCCAAGACTCCGAGAGTTGTAGCCTTTGGAAGCCTTGCAAGGGCTCCCAGAGCCGTCACACGGATCAGTTGTGTATATCCGGTAGATCCAGCCCTAGCGACCTCTACAGCGACATCAGAGACCGCGCCGCCAAAGATTGGGATATAGGTTCCGGTTGAGTCTTTGACTTCGATTGTGAGACCGTCATTGATTTCGACTGTGATCGCTGTTTGATCCACATTAAGAATCTCGATGGAGCAATACCCGGCGATCGGTTGGACATTGATGTCGGTTCGTCCTGAGCTAATTGTAAGATTTGAAAGTGTTATGTCGGTGTATTCAACCGCATTAATTAAGACACGCCAATCGGGAGCCCATGAGGTCATACGAGGATTCCACCGCCGCCGATCGTTCCGCGTTGATTAGATTCATTTAGGAGATCCACAATCTGACGAGCTGTAGATTCTGAGTCAATCGCACCGTTGACGGTGATGTTGTTCGTGATCCCGGACGGCTGTCCCAAGAATGCTCGAAGTTGCTCATCGAATGCTGTGATTCCTTCAAGCCCCAGACTTGGGACTGATGAGCTAAACATTCCAACACTTGCCGAAGCTGTGGAGATTGCCGGTGTCTCGAATGCGGATTGTTGGACTTTAAGTCCTAATCCTTTTCGGATTCGATCAACATCGTCCTTGCCTGTTGAAAGAGGATTTCGCAAGTATTCGGCGGCTGTTTGAACAAGAAAAACGAGTTCTTTAAGAATGCCGATTGTGACATTGGCGATCGCGTTGAGAGCTTTAAGAGCTTTAATAAATCCATCAATCGATGAACCTTCTCCGCCTGTTCCGGCGTCAATCGTTGAAAATAATTTTCCGACCGAAGCCGCCATCTCACGGAGATCCTTAGCGGCGTCGAATGCTGATTTCTGAGTTTTAGAAATCTTAGGCTCAAAAGAATCGACCCGGCGACCGGCGTATTCGGTAGCTGTTGAAATACCTTTTTCTCCGGTAAGTCCAGCGATGAACGCATTGAGAGCCGGGATTCCTGAGTCGGTCATAAATTTAGAGAACCGTTCGACTACCGGCAAGAGTGCGAATCCTAAAGTCTCCTTCGCTTCGTCCATCGCGACTTTCATTCTCGCGAATCGTCCGGCGTAAGTGTTAGCGGCGACATCAGCTTGTCCAGCGAAAGTCTGCGAGAGTACGACGACAGCCGCGTCGAAGTCTTTTGTCTTAATAATGTTTTCATCGATTGGGACGCCAAGTTTTTTTAACGCACCGAATGAGCCGTCGTAGGCTTTCGATAGAGCTTCGGTAACTTGCGCCAGACCTTTACCAGTACCGGCGGCGATGTCGATTGCTAACGATTGGAGTCGCATTGATTCCGTGACTGACTGTGTTGATCTTAATAGTCGATCAAAACTCGGACGAAGCTGATCATCGGTAATCCCGGTCGCGAGTGAAGTCTGGAGAATGTATTTCTCAACGCTGGCGATTTGTGAGTCGGTTGCCTTCGTGACATTTTGGAGAGTCGTTGCGAGCTTTGCTTGCGCGGCTTCATCTTCGATTGCTGACTTAACTCCATCGATCGCGGATTTAACAGCCATCGCACCGATCGCGGCTCCGGCGGCGATTGCGGCTGTTCCAACAGCTCGGAACGCTCCGCCTAGCTTGTCGCCGAATGTGCTTGATGTGTCCTCGGCTTGTTTAAGTCCTTTAACGAGATCGGCTGTGTCCGCAAGGATCGAGAGTTTGAGTGTTCTTGAACCAGCCATTAATCATACTCCTTCAAGATACGATCGAATGCGCGTTCCCATTTGTCAATCAATTCCGGCTGGATTGATCTGAGTGTTGGATAAATAAAATAACCGGCGGAACCGCCGCCAAGTTTAGGAGTGCGTCTTGGAAATTGTTTGTATCGATTAGAACCAAATTCAAGTCCAGCCCATAACTTTTGAGTCGTACCACCGCCGGAGAACTTTTGAGCCGCGAAGCCGAACGAGACTTCCCCGATCTTGGACGACTTCGCAACGCGCGATCCTTCAGCTACACGACGGACAGCCGCGCCGGCAACGGTTCGGGTTTGAGCTGTCTCTCTGACTTTAAGCTGTAGAAATTCTGCTAGGGCTGAGGATTCACGCTTGGCGGCTTCGATCGCTTCATCGGACATTGCTTTGAATGATTTTGTGATCGAGCGGAGTTGCGCCTTGTCATACGCGATTTCTACGCTCATTCCGCTTCTCCAATACTTCGATCGCCGTGAGGATATCCTCTGCCGTTTGCCATTCGCTCATTGGGATTCCCGTCGCTATTGCTAGCTCGACGAGTAACCGTCCTAAGCTTCCGGCTGTGTGTCTTTTGGGAGATCATCGCCGATCGAGAAATCCGAGACCGTCTCACACCATATCTCAAAAGGTTTGACAGCTTTTCCGGCGGCTTCACGCTTCATCGCGTTCCACGCTAGGAATAGAATGTCATTGACTCCGAGATTGTTGTGTGCGTCTTGAATTGTTCGACCGAATTTGATCTCCCATTTCTGCCACTCCGGGACGCTCGCCGTGTGTACGGCTGACTCCCCGGAATGGTGTTCGATAGTGATTTCTAGCTTCATCTCCCGATCTCCCTTTTAGCTAAATGTATCGGCTGGAGTGCCGACAACCAAGAATGATAGTGACAGCGTTTGGGCTCCTGGAG